TGGCGCGGGCTTCCATCACCTTACAGATATCTTCCACACCGTCGATGAGAGCGCCCGGACCGGAAGCAGTCCCACCGAACGTCTTCAATGGTGCGCCGAACTCTCGGATCAAAATGGTGGAGTACGAGAACGACTTACCGGTGTAGAAGTATGACTTGAGCACCGAGTGAAGCAGTCGGCTCCATCCGTGACGCGAATCAGGGACAATGATGTCGGCGTCGTTAGTGCGCTCATGACTGATGTTGACCCCCGAGCGAACCTTCGGCAGTTCGTGGATCTTGGATCGCTCCACGGAAAAACCGACGCCGCCACCGAGCATCAGGTGGTCAAACAGGAACTCAAAGTCTTCAACCTTTTCGATGTTGACGAAGTAGCAGTTGTTGAGAGATGCGGCGTTGAACTTCTTGACGAGCGGGGTGCCCAACTGCCAGAGCGCCCGACCGGAGTACGAGCAGCGAAGGTTGAACATGTGATCAAAAAGGGTTTCGGCTTCCTTCTGCGTGTAGGGGACACCGATTTCGATGGCTCCGTTGATGACCCGCTGGATGGTTTCGGGCCACATCTCGTTTCGTCCTAGGTAGTCGATAGGGCGGCTGTAGGTGCGGAGATACACGATTTCGCCGAGACCTCCGAATCCCCATGGGGCCTGCTTTGAGGCGTACTGTGCTACGAAGTCGTCGCTAATGAAAGCCATTTTTCTATCCTTTGTCCCTGAACCTAGGTGTAATTATTTGCAAACAATATTCGCAGTCAGATAATTCCGAGTTCTCTTGCTTTTGTCAACGGAATTTTCTGGCCTGCGCGGGCAATAAGCACTTGTCTTTTCGTGAACGGCGTGATCTGCCGTTCCTCAAAAATGTCTTCTCCAACAAGAACCGTTTGGGATTCCTCCATCGACGGAACATCGCCGAGACCCCAAATACGCTTTGGGGGTGAGGAATCTCCAGCACAGTCACCCGTCGGATGTCCACAAACTGGACACTGCTCGCGGGTAGCGCGAATAACAGGAACGCCAGCAACCGTGTCATGCTGATGGTCATGAAATCCGAACGCCATCGGACGATGGTACATCATGCGGACACGGCGGGCGTGCGAAAAAATGGAAAAGGCGCCCCGAAGGGCGCCCTTTGCCATTGACTTTTTGTGAGGTCAGACGGTGGTGCCGTACTTCTCACTCTTGGACAGGTTGTCCAACTCGTCGTTCATGAGAGCCGTGAACTCGTCGGCGTAACGGTGCTGAAGCACCATGTGCGCCCGACGGCGGGCCTCGTTGCGAATCCGGTTCTTTCGCTTCTGCTCCTCGCGACGAGCAGCCTTCTGCTCGGGGGTGAGAGTGGCAGGGCGACCGCGACGAATCGCGCCCTTGCTGCTGATGAGTTGTTCAAACTCGGTAGCCATTAGTTTCTTCTCCAATGCTAGGTGTAGTTAATCGCCCTTTTGGGCTGAGAGTGAATATAGGGCACCCCACGCAAGATTCCAACCCGGCGACAAAAATATCCCACACCCCTCATGGTTGACGAAACGTACGCGATCTGTTTACAATGCGTCCGCCAACTATCAGAAAGGCCCAACCTTGGAAATCATCGACGTAGAAGACGAATTCAAACCGCTAGACGAAGAACGAATCAAATTCATCGTCGGTCTCGCCTGCGACATCAAGGACATCGCCGCACGATCATCGCTAACCGACATCGACAAACAGATCATCGAACTGGCATCCCACCAGATGATGGTGATGACCTCCATGACGCTTGCCGGATACGACCTGTACGCCCAGCACATGCACCACGCCATGAACCTGTACGACGAAGCGCAACACCTCTCCGACTGCATCCGATTCGTGGCACCCGAATCAGCCGAACTCATCCAAACCCCTGCCATGAAGAACTGGGAAGCATTCATGGAGAAGGTTGACACCGTTCACAAAGAAGCACAAGATGGCTGACATCGTTGACGAACTTTTCAACGAAGCCGACGGCGCATACGGAGAAGCACGACGGCCATCAGATGCCATCTGCTTCCTAATGCGGAACGCCGCCAGAGAAATACAACGCCTCAGGGAACTCATCTTCACCTATGTCAACGCAAGGGCTGATGAAGATCACGAAGAAGCGTGGTACCAACTTGTCAAAGAAGCACACACCCCAAGGAAACAGAATGGATGACCGTGACCCAATTGCCAGAAGGCTTGTCGGCGAGTACTACATGATCGACATCCCCGTCGGCTGGCGCAAACTCGTAGAAAACGTAAACCTCCAGTTGGCTCACATCAGCCCGGGCTACGAGATCTACCAGATCAAAGAAAAGTTTGGTGCCCTCCGGATCTACGCCAAGTATGTTGCACCGGGCAACGAAGCGAACCAAGAGGTTGGAGAAAAAATCTTCGACTCCATCATTCACAGCGCCGAGATTCGTTCAACATATATCTGTGACCAGTGCGGACAGCACGGCACACGGGAAGAGAACGACAGAGGATGGATTTTTACCCGATGCCAGACACACAAGGATGCCACCAATGACTGATCAGGAACTAGAAGAACGTCTCGCGAAACAACTTTTCACTGGCAGTCTGACCGGAGCAATCGATCGTGTCATCGGAGAAATCCGAAACATCTTCGAAAATGACGATCGCGACATCCACTACCAAGACATCAGCCGATCCATCAAGGTTCTTGATGGGATGGGATTCTTCGAACTTCGATATGCGGTCGTGCGAACAGCGGAACTCCTGAACGTTTCACGAGTTACTATTTACAAACACTTAAGAGTATGAGGAGCGATCAGCGTGAAGAAGACTTGTCGACAGCGGACACGTTGCGCCTCTTCGCCGACATCATGGACGAAGGGCACGTGCTGGTACAACTCACATCACAGTTCCTTCGCGAGGTGGCGGACGAACTTGATGCCCTACACACTTGAGACAAGTTGACAACCGCTTGTTGTCGCGCTACAATCAAAACCACCTACTACAGAAAGGAACAGTTATGGACAGCATCACACCCATGACACCAACCGAAATCAACGACACCTACAAAACCAAGTTCCACTCCAAACCGGACGAACGAGCGTTCTGGGCCGAATGGATGCGGGCACAGTTCTGCCTCATCGTCACCAGCGGACAAGACCCGATGGGCACGCTCAAGTCGTACAACGTCACGCCCGACGTAATCCAGCACATCCTCGGAGAAGCACCACCCGCCCCCGAACCGAAGCAGAAGCGTTCCGACAAGTACCAGAACATCATCGACTGGTGCATGGACAACCACCTGTACCAGACCGACGCCAACGAGGTGGCCGACATCGGAGGCGTCTCCTACGCCACCGCCATCAAGTTCATCAAGGATCGGCCCGACCTGTTCTTCCGCATCAAGAAGGGCGTCTACGAGGTTCGCAACCCGAAGATCGTCCGCGAAGAAGAAGGGTCTTGACAGACTCCGAACTAGTGCGATAACTTCCCCCCGCCAACAACTACGAGACCCCGGGGGGGATGATGGACAACGCTCCGAACACCGAATGGATGGATCGGGCCAACTGCCGCAACCAAGGACCAGAGGCGTTCTTCCCAGAACGATTCGCTGTCAACATGCGGAACAAAATCAAGGCGGCGAAAGCCCTGTGCGAAGCCTGCGAAGTAAAACCCGAATGCCTGTCGTACGCCCTTGAGTTCGAACCCCTCGGAGTATGGGGCGGCATGACTGAGCGTGAACGACGCGACTTCCGTGCTAAAAACAGGATCACCATGTCCAACCACTTCACGGCAGGTATCCGGTGACAGGCATCGACATCCTCAACGGCGGCTTCGTCCGTCTAGACGACCACATGGCGGACGACCTGTCCGTCGTCAACTCGGCCCGCGTCTCATTCGGAAAGAAAACCGACCACCTCACCGACGCTGACCGTGGACTCATCAACTTTCTGATGAGGGAACACCACGGCACGCCATTCGAACACAACTCGTTCCGATTCCACGTCAAGGTGCCAATCTTCGTGGCTCGCGAATGGTTCCGGCATCGCGCCGGATGGTCCTACAACGAGTACTCGGGCAGATACAGCGAAATGCCTGAGCACTACTACATCCCCGATTTCGGAAACGTGCGGACACAGGTAGGTAAACCCGGCTCGTACACATTCGAACCGATCCCGATCGCGGAAGCGATGGATGTGAGCGAAACGATCGACATGATCAACGGACACGCCTTCCGCACTTACAACTATCTGCTGGCCAAAGGTGTCGCCAAAGAACTCGCACGCACCATTCTTCCCGTCGGCGCCTACACCGAGTTTTACGCGACCTGCAACGCACGATCACTCATGCACTTTGTTGCGCTTCGAAACGACACCAACGCCCAGTACGAAATCCGTGTAGCAGCAGAAGCAGTCGAAAACATTTTCGGAACCATCATGCCTGTCACCCATGCCGCGTTCATTGAGAACGGCAGGGTGGCGCCATGATCAAAAAAGAACACGACGACACGACAGCCCTCACCCGTGTCGAATGGATGCGGGCACGCGGATACAGCGAACAGCAAATCGCCGAATACCGCAAACGGCAAACGGCAAAAGTGATCGCCAACAAATGAGCGGCATCATCTCCCCCGAAGTCGACGGCTTCCTTTCACGCCTCAACGGTGTAAAGAAGAACGGGCAGAACTGGTCTGCACGATGCCCATGCCGATACGACGACGACAACCCGTCACTGTCCATCGGACAAGGCAACGACGGACGGGTTCTTGTCACCTGCCATCGTGGATCCGGGTGCTCACTGGACGAGATCTGCACGGCTGTCGGGTTGAACGTGTCCGACCTGATGCCACCGAAAGACGAGAGAGAGATCCAGCGACGCAAAGAAGAATGGAAGGCGTCGCAAGCATCGAAGCCGAAAAAGGAACCACAAGTGTCTACCCCAAAAAAGAAATCGAAACTGGATCTTGTCGCCACCTACGACTACACCGATCTTGACGGCAACCTGCTGTTCCAGAAACTGCGGTTTGTAGACGAGAACGGCAAAAAGACGTTCCGTCAGCGTCGACCGGTCGGCGACGGCTGGGAATACAACCTTGACGGCGTAGACCAAGTTCTGTACAACCTGATCGAAGTCGCCGAAGCCGTTGAACGTGGCGAAACCGTTGTCGTTGTAGAAGGCGAAAAAGACGTAGAAACCCTCAGGGCGCTCGGCAAGACTGCCACCACAATGCCCGGAGGGGCCGGTAAATGGCGTCCTGAGCACACAGAAACCCTCGCCGGTGCCACAGTCGTAGTCATTTCCGATAACGACGAAGTGGGCAAACAGCACGCCATCCAAGTGCGTGACGAACTCACAGAAACCGGCGCGAACGTCAAACTGCTCATCCCCGACGGCGTAAAAGACGTAACGGATCTCATCGAAGCGGGCGGAACCATCAAAGAACTCCGCCCCTACGACCCTGACCTAGACGTACCGGAACCCGACGACCCGTTCCAACCGGCCCTCACCAAAATCGAAAAGATTTTCGAACGAGACGACATCTCTATCTCATCGAAAATCACGCGGGCCAACATGATCCTCAGCGAACTCGGCCCAGAAACACAAGCGAAACCGACAGGGCGACTCGTCAAATGGTCAGAATTCGTAGAAGAAGACGTAGACGACTCCTACGACTGGGTTATTCCTGACCTGCTTGAACGCGGCGAACGAGTAATGGTTGTCGCGGCAGAGGGAGTCGGCAAGACCATGCTTGGCCGACAGGTCGCACTTCTCACCGCATCCGGCATCCACCCGTTCACCTTCGAACAGATGAAGCCGATCACAACGTTGATGGTCGATCTAGAAAACCCTCAACGAATCATCCGACGCACCTCATCAGACATCCAGCGGAAAGCCGTTCACTACGGGTTCACGCAAGATCCGCAAGCACACCTGCTGATCAAACCGGACGGTTTGGACCTTCTCAAATCACAGGACCGCACCTACCTAGAAGAAGCAATCGAAGAAATACGTCCTGACCTGCTACTTCTTGGCCCCGTCTACAAGTCGTTCATTGATCCGGGCGGTCGCACCAGCGAAGCCATCGCGATCGAAGTCGCAAAATATTTCGACTCGCTACGCGAATGGTTCCAGTGCGCCATGTGGTTTGAGCACCACGCCCCACTAGGAAGCACGATGTCTACACGCGATTTGCGTCCATTCGGTTCCGCCGTCTGGTCACGCTGGCCAGAATTCGGCCTTTCCCTCACCCCAGACCCGACAGCCCACGAAGGATACGTTTACGACGTAAACCACTTCCGAGGAGCCCGAGATCAACGCAAATTCCCGTTGAAAATGACACGAGGACGCACCTTCCCATTCGAAGTGCTTGAATTCGCTAAGGTTGACTAACAATGAGCGGTCAGAAAAATCTAACCAAAGAGTTTCTGGCTGAAAGAGACGTACGCATCTTCAAAATGCGGCAAGCCGGAGTAGCACCCGCAGAAATCGGACGCCGCTTCAGCATCTCCACCGCAGCCGTCAACTCCGCAATCCGACGGCAACTAGAAAAACTCAACCGAGAAGCACTCATGGCCTACCCAGAAGTGCTCCGCATGGAACTAGAACGCCTAGACGCACTCCAACAATCCATCTGGCCCCTCACCCAACACCGGCGCGTCACCCTAGACGACGGCACCGAAGTCACCGTCGAACCAGACCTCAAAGCCATCCAACAAGTCCTCGGCATCATGGACCGCCGCTCACGACTCCTCGGCATGGAACAAACCAACGTCAACCTCCAAGTCGAACAAGTCCAACCACAACGAGCAGTACTCGCCGACGCCATCAACAACCAAGCCGCAGCACACGACGCCTTCGACCCAGAAAAAGAAGCACGCCAACTTCTAGAACTCATGGGAAACGCCGGAGTGCTCCCACAATCCACGGTGAACGAACTACTCGGCCACCAGCCACAGAAAGAACTAGAATCAGCACATGCCGATCAGCAGGAAACAGATGTCATCGAAGCAGAACTCATCCACCCCGGAGGAGACGACACCCGAATCTACGGGACCTGACATGAACCAACCCATCGACAACATCGAAGCCGCCATGAGCAAAGTGGCCGAAGTCATCGAACCCACCATCGGCCCATCAACCGGCAGCGAAGAAGGCGAAACCGCCTCCAAACAAGTACTGATCCGGGCAACAGAACGAGATCACGAACGATGGAAGCGTGCCGCCGAAAAAGAAGGCATCAGCATGTCCGAATTCATTCGTAACTGCTGCAACAACGCCGCAGGCGACATCCTAGAATGTCAACACCCTGTTGAGATGCGGAAAACATATCCGTGGTCCGAACGGTGCCTGTCCTGCGGTGTACGCATCCGCTGATATGAGAGACTAGACGGATGGCACGCCGTCTAAGAATCGAACCGTACGACAACGACGCGATCGACGCCGACAACGACGGCATCGTACAAGAAGGCACCGCGTTCGAACGACCCGCAGGCACACGCCTCGTGGATGCTGTCGGCAACATCATCCAAAACGGGATCACCGCCACACAACGCGCCCAAGGACTCCGTGTCGTAGACCGTGACGGCAACACCGTCCCCTACACCCCCACCTACGGGCTTGCAGACGCCGCAACACCCACAGAAACCATCGCTGGTGCCCGCTCTACGTTAGGGACAACACTCGGGCAACGCTACGGCACCCTCGGTGATCGCAACCCGACCCTTGGTGCACGCCTCGGCACACTC